TAGTCCTCACGACTGACCGTCCTCGTCAGCGTGCGCAAACTCTCAGGCCCGTAAATCCGAATCTGCTCGAGCCCATCCCGATTGAACCCGTTGCTCGCTGCGGCCGGATTCGTAACGGACATCACCACAGCATTCCCAAACTCGTCTTTGTACGGAACATCCACCCTTACGATGGAGTTGCTCTCCACGTTCCCGTTAACACCCCCACCTGTCTTGTAAAGCACCGAAATGTTTCCGACAGGGATGCTACCGGAAATCCCGTTTCCAAACCGAATTGTAGCTCTGTCATTCTCGTCAACGGTCACGGTAAAGTGGGCGCTCGTAGATAGCGAATCAAGAAAGTTGTCAACCTGGGTGTACACTCCGTCTGCGGATACCCTCGCTGAGCTGTCGAGATACGGGTAATCGTTCAGAATATATTCCTGATTCGGCAGCCCAGTCGATACGAAAACCTGTAGGCTGAACGCGCTATTCTCGACAATGATGGTCGCTACGGGCGGATTGGTTCCAGCGGGAATCGTTGTCGCAAGCAAGGTCTGAAAAATAACTGGTGTCGTAATCTGTTCCGTGCGAAATGTCGACCGGGCCGGAATGAGAACGTCACCGACTGGCACGGCTGCAAGGGTGACGGTCAGATTTGCAGTCGCCGCAGCCGATCCCCTCGGCAAGTACCCAATAAGCTTTGTCAGGGCCAGCATATTCTTCCGAAGTTGCGCGGTGCTGATTCTCGATTCGCGGGCTTGGTTGTCCTGGTAGAACAACAGCACGTCCCCAACGAACGCAAACAACTCAAGAAGAAGGTTGCCAAAATTCGCGACGTTGAAATCAGTCCACTCGGGAAACGCTGACCGCGCCAGGTTTATGAGACGCACACGAAGACTATCGAAATCTTTCTCGGAATACGTGAGGTTGGACCCGAGCAATGACGTCATGGGGGCATCCTATCCCAAAGACCTTCAATTAACCAAGAGGGATCGTCGCCTCAATGCCCGGCATCAACACAGCGTTGCTGGCGCTGTTCCTCGAGATGATGTCAAATTGAGCGCGGACGCCAATGGCTACCTCTCCCAAGCCCTCGACGTCCTCCGCGATGATCTCCACGTTCGTCACCTGAACCCTAGGCTCCCAGCGTGTAAGCGCCTCAACGACACCGATCCTAGCCAATTCCCTCGTGGTATCGTCGTTCGCTCGATGGCGTACCATGTACAACGACGATCCAAACTCATCCCTCCAGGGAAGCTCCCCTTGAAATCGTCCGGCTGCCGAACGCGTACCAAGCACCTGCCCTACGCACGAGGCAACCAAGCGCACCCCATTGGCCGACGCAAAATCAAGCTTGCGGTCCCGGCGGAATGGACGGGTAAGGCCGCTTCCAAGAAAATCTCCGCCTCCAATGAGTGCCGGCCCCTCGCTCACCTGCGGCAAAACGGGGACGCCAACCGTCGGAGGAGTTGGTTCCGCAGGAATTGGTGGAGTGCTCCATGTCGAATCCATGCTCATGTATTTCTCCTATGCGCCTTCAATATTTCCAGCGGAATCAACTGCCCAAACGCGTACTCGAATTTGTGTCCCAGTGGGCCACCCATGGCGCCTTCGCACCACGTATTCAAACCCATTCTCAATAGCAGTTCTTGACGATCCCAATCGGTACATGGATGTAAACGATAGCCCATCATGAACCAATTCCTGAATACCCGTTGATATAATCTCCACAGCCGCAAGTATACGATTCAAGTTTCCAGTCGAGTCTACTACAGAAAAAATGATCGGGTCGGCCACTCGTAACGTGTCTAGTTCTCCAGGATAAATATAGGTGACAACTGGACTGATGACGTCAGCAGATGCAAGCGGAGCTACCCACTCGATTGCCTCTGGTACAAGTTCGCCGGCCCCCCAGTTTGGTGGTGGCAGATCTAAAAAGACAGTAGCCACCGAAATACAATCGGCACTCGCCTGAGCTATCGAAGGTGGCATGTCGAGAAATACAACGTTTACCGCGTTCCACGAAGTCGCCATCAGATAACGACCCCCCTTCCGTGCCAAGCGTAACAAAGACCCTGCATAGCATGGAACCACTCCTTATTGGTTCCAAACGGAGACCACAACGCGAGATTCGTTCTGCAATGGCCGAAATTCTGATTCGTGGATTCTATCAAAGAGAACTGCCCCAGAAGGCCGGCCCAATCCACAAAGGCCATAAACGGGCGAACGGATTCTTTCCCACTCCAGGGATTCGCCTTCGCATTCGTCATCGCTTCTGTGACAGCCGTACTCGTCCCCATACCAGCCGACGCCAAACACGTTTGGGCGGCTAGCCCATATTTCCCGAAGGCACAGCCCCAGTACGTCCACGCGTATGTGAGATTGGCGAAATGCAGAGATGTGCAAATCTGCGAGCCGTCCTTTTGTTGTAGATGGACAAACGTGTCCGAAAAGGCCCTTCTGGTGTCCCCAAGAAAGCCCATGAAAAACGCCGAGTGTACCTGCGTCGCTCCAGTATAACGAAGCGTTCCAAGCGTAAATGTTTCGCCATCAGTCAAAAGACTAAATCGCACCGGCCATGCGGATACCTGTAAAGTACCAGTAAACCCATAGTAATCCGCAGCGGCCGGGCGATAGACTTCGCTCTTGTCAAGAGCTATATAGCGAGACGTTGAACGCTGGTCGTCGGTGTAGAACTGGAAAGTATCCGTGTTTAGAGCACAGTTTTCAGGCGATGATGCCCACCTTCCAAGTGGATAATCCGCACCACCTGTATAGGTGGTGCCAAGTCGATACTTCCAACGCCACTTTGAGCTGTGAGTAGACTCAAGGCAAAAACCAGAGCCAGATCCTCCAACACTTGTAGGCCCCACTACTGGAATGTCTGCGGGATCTAAAATACGGAACGCGAGACCCGTGGCCGCAGTCAAAAACGATGTACCGTCGTCTCGAATGTCAAGAATAGCTTTAGCACCTGTGCGCGAAAGTACCTTGTAGATCCCGCTGTTCCCTACGTTCACCAAATCGACAAGACAGACAAAGCGTTCAGTCGTAATGTCAGCATCCGTGAATGAATAGCTAGCCGTTGAGAATGTGTTGTTCCCTGTCTCAATGACACCATCAGTACCGCTCCCGCGAACCTTTGCCTCATACCAGCTTCTACAAGTTGATGCGGAGTCAATGTACACCTGGCCGGCTAAGACTGTCCCATCCTCGTCAACAAGCTTGAACTTGCAAGCGGTCACCGTAGAGTGTGACGTGTAACCGAACTGATATTTTGTCCAGACGCCACCGTTGTCCGGGACAGCCCCAGCGAGCACGTAGCTACCATTCCCATTGTCTATGTACACCTTGAGCTGGTGCGTGCAGTTATTCCAAACCCAAATTGTGAATACGTACGCCTTGGAAGCTTCCATAGAGACAAAAGATGCGCTCTGAACTCCATCTCCCGTCGCGGACGTTGTGAAAGTCAGACTTCGATAGCCGGAATACTTCTGAGAATCGCTCTTTGCTCGAGTCGCGGTCCCCACAACCGACCAGTTAGCAATACCCGCGTCATCCATGCAGCCGTCAGTTATGTGACTACAAACTGTAATGCTTGCCGTATCGCACTCCGCCTCGAGCTTCCACCCCAAAAGTCGTAGAAAGTGGAATAGAAACCAGGCACTGCCTGAGTGTTTACTCACAGAGGACAAAGGAAGGTCTGTTATCCAATGATTCATGCTACGCTCCTATGTCAACGTTGTTATTGGTGGGTACTTGTCAATACCAAAGGAGCCTGCGCTAGGAAGCAAAACAGCCCCTGGAGATGTCCTGAATGTATTCAAGGCGTTCATGAATCTCCAATCTTGCCAGTTCACGTTTATCAACCTGAATGGTAGCTTCCCTCGGCGGTAGCCACCAGCCAAAGCGTCGGGCATAACAACCCATGGATAGATTGTTGGGACTTTGATAGCGTCACACGTCATCCACCCGTACGGCGCAGAGATACCACCTGAAATCAAGTCATACGACCCAGCAGCAGATTCATCCGAAAAGGCTTTGGGACGCTCCAGAACAGGGCTAATCTGTGTATCCGTGTAGCTGAGCATGTTTATCACGTTGAAGAATCCGTTTGTGGTCATTGGATTCCAGGAATTGGCGTAAGCGCACAAGCAACTTGTAAGAAAGCGAGGATATAAATCCGTCGGGGCTATTGTCGAAACATCTAGGGTTCCACCCGCTATGCCGTACCACGCTCCCTGGTGTTCTCCAGTATTGATGTAGTTGTTATTCCACACCATGAACAGATCTCCAGCAATATCCGCATTGATACGAACAACGCGAGTTTGCCACGAGTAGTCATGGTTGAAAACAGCCGTATACGTCTTAGCCCCTGCGTAGTCTCCCTTAGGTAGACAATCAATCACGAACCGATTGGCAGTTACTCCAGAGACGGTAAGTCGAAGCTGATATTGATTCCCAGAACCGGGGGCCTGAAGAACTGTCCACGCCCCATAGGCCAGCATCGCCGACTGTCCACCGATATGGATTCTTCCTGTGAGATTCGAAGCCGCTACCCACGGCTTCGTAACGCAATAGTCATCGAGGATGAGGGTATCCGTTCCAGCGACAGCTCGAATGTTCGCCATAATACAGTTTGCGTCGTTGTTCGGATCTCTGAGGGAGATTATACGCCCAACGTGAGCGGAAACATTTCCAGCGACTGTCTTGATTAGGCTCGGGCTAGCTGGGTCAACGTAGAAATCAGTGAGCGTCGTGATTACGTTGCTCGCCCAAGCCGCGTCTCCGTTGTTTGCCACTTCAGTCCAGCCCGCAAGAAGGAAAATCTCTCGGTAGAGCCAAGCCGTGAACTTCGCGCCGAAGTCTGTAGCTCCATAGAAAGGAGTCACGCAGTTTCTTATGTGAATCATTAGGTGACCTCCCTAAAAAATCATCAGTGGTGGATAAATATCACATCCTGTGATTCCTGCACTGTCCACGAGCAACTTTCCAGGAGCTGTGCGATGCTCTCCCTGAGCATCAGCGATCAACCAGTCTCCCCACTGTTCGTGAACAGTACGCCAAGGAAATCGCCCTCTTCGATAACCGCCACTTGGTACGTCACCAATCACAACAAATGGATACTGCCGGGCGGTACGCCCCTGAGAGTTGAACCACCGGTCTACGTGCCAAATCCCAGAAGTGTACGTGAGATCACTCATATACTTAAGCCCTTCGATGTAAGAGGCCACAGGCTTAGAAAGGTGGTCGAGCATGTACACTTGCCACTGGAACCAGTCCCATCCGGGGGTTGTTCCCGCCCACGACGTGTTTGCATTAGCCGCTATGAAGTAGGGGTATACGTCCTCGACAGGCGTATCAGTGAGTCTCCCTCCACACCAAATGTAGGGACCGTTGATAGCTGTACTGGTGTAACCGTTCCAATCAAATAACATGAAATTCTCTCCATCAATGTCTGCATTGATGAGAGAACGCCGCTCTGTCGTTCCGTACGCCCAGGTAAACCCTCCTGTTATACTCTTGAGCGTCGAATAATCACCCGTCGGGTATGCATAGATCCACGGTCTATTCGCAGTTGTTCCAACTTCCAATCGAATCTGAAATCTATCCGATTCCGTCCCAGGAGCAGCAAGAACGGTCCACGCACCAGCCGTCAACAAATTCGTCTGCCCGAAAACATGAACCTTCCCAACGAGCCCAGTCGCGGAAATCATCGGCCTCGCAATGCTCGACATGTCAATGAAGAGTGTCTTCGTGTCGTAGCCGATAATATTTGCAATAAAGCAATTGGAGTCGTTCAATGGATCCTTCAAGGTCAAGGCAGAATTCGCAGGTGGTGTAGAGAAACCAGCCGCTCGAAATACCTTCCCTTGCTGGCTGGCGTCCACATACAAGTCAGAATACGAAGACGAATAATTTGAGGCCCAGGCTGCATCCGCATTATTCGCCACTTCCGTCCACCGGCCCGCAAGTAGCACCTCCCGATGAAACCACGTCGAAAACTTGTAGTGAGCACTGTCACTCCCATATATTGGCGTCTTGACGTTTCGTATGTAAATCATACCGGGATCAACTCCTTCATCTCACGAAAGGCAGCAATCAATTTGCGAATTTCAGTTGACGCCTTCGAGAGATCCTCATCGATGGCCCCAACCTGGGGCACCTGAGGACATCCTGGGATCAAAGAAGCGAACGCGTTGAGCAGGTCGACCAGCGAACTCATTGGCTCGGACGCATTCCGGATATTCTGAATCTGCGCGGCCTGCATTTCCGAGCAGCACTCCGCCCCCTGCTGCAAAAAGGTTAGGCCATGCGTCTGGGCCACCGCGACCGCACGTACGATGCGTGCCTCCTGCCGGCCTAGCGCATCGATCGCCGACGCGATTCCCTCAAGGTAGCCCAGCAGCACCTCGACCATATCGCAGAGCATGGCGGGTATGCAGAGCAGCGGCAGGAAGCTCGCGAGCTTCCCGAGCTTTTCGAACACCTCTTCGGCTTCCTTTGCCAGTTTGAAGGGATTCGTGATCAACGCCTTCACAAGCTCGCCGACGGCGAGCAGGCATCCAACGATGTCAAACAGTGGCTGGAGCGCGGCGATAGCAGCCGTTGACTGCGCCATGATTTGTTGAGCTAGATTCAACTTTGGCGCGTTGAGCCCTGGCAGTTGAACGGCGATGACCGCACCACCAGGAAATCGTATCCGTAGCCCACGGCTGTTCGTGGACAACTCCGGACAGAGTTGCCCTTCAGGCAAATAGTTGAACGGAGATATTGGGGCTAGAGGTCCTGTGGTCAAATCGGTTCTCCGCTGGGCAACACAGGTCGCCCGTTGATAACGACGTTCAATCCTTCGATGTTTATCGTACCGACAGAATTGATCGACAAACTTGCGGTGCTCAAGATTACCATCTGCCGGGTCAACCCGTTGTAGTCGATTCCATCACCTGAAACTTTGTCCTGCAACACCATTGCTGGGGTATCCGCGGAATCGTCCAAAACAATCAGCCATCGCTCGGTCTCGATGACTTTGACCTTCGGTGCTTCCGCTGGCGTTTTCCCAGTGATTCTCGCATTGAGTTGGCTTACCTGACCCGGAGCACTCCAATTTCCAGGCAGATAATTCACCTCGTCGACGTCGCCCTGATGACACCAGACCGCAACCTCAGCCCCGACGTCCGGCACAAAGAAAATCCCCCGCTCAGGGGACCCTCCCCCGACCGCCATCGGAAGCGCCCACGAGCTTTGTGGCTCGAGCATCCCAGGAACCCGTACCCGTACTCTACCATTTCGGAGAGGGTCGGCGTTGTCCGTCACTACCCCTCGGTACAGAGCCGTGAAGCGTGGGTCGCCTGCATCGTCAAATTCATCCGGCATCGTATCGCTCTCCTACTCCGGGTCGTAAAAGTCGCTCTGAGTTACATCCGGCCACGGCTCAAACGCTGCCGAATTCGGCGTGACGCAATTACCCCGAGGCACAGATTGGGTTGGATCGGACTCCTGCCCGGTTGCTGGCCGAAATGCCGTAACTGCGTCTTCATCTTGCTGCGCCGTCGGCGTCAACGTTTGAGGCGGAGGAGCTGGACGGGTCACGTTCGCTGGGTTTCTGCGGGTTTCTGCCAACGGAGAACCATCTGCGTTGGTGTCAAGACACGGATCCATCGCCGGCGTCGTGTTCGTGGTCCCCGTGTTTGGAATCCCAGGCTCCAACAGCTCGAGGCCGACCGCAGAGCGACTCGTCGTCGAATGGCCGCCCGAACCGTCGCTAATGCAATCCAACGAAATTGTGTAGCCTCCGGAATCAATTTTGTGAACAACCTCTTTCACGTAGTATTTGATCCCAAGCCGTCGACCCACCCCCTCAAGTTGGATTACGGTCTTCGCATACATCTCAGGGTCGCCAACAGCCTCCAACTTCATTTTGACTGCGGTTTCCTGATTTCTGCGCTGCAACGCCAAAGCTTCCCGACGAGCCTGCTCCGCTGAATTGCTCGAGGTTGGCTTCGTCACGGATTGCTGCGTCATTGAGTTCAGATTTGGATTTCCGATCACGGATTGGTTTGTAGTCTCAAATGGCAACAGCGGATCCATCACACGCCACTGGCCATTCTCCATGACTTCATACACAGGCGCCTGTGTAGGTGCATTGGCCTGAGCTGCAGGAGAAGGATTTACAAGCGCTGTCAGCGCATCCGCCGCAGCCGCTTCCATCGCTGCGGGATCTGCCCCGCCAACGTCAGCCGTAGGCGTCAAGCTTGGAACGCTGTTCGGCTCGCCTGCGGTGGCCTCCCCCGAGGTGTCACACCCGTCTCTCGCATTTCGACCTTTGACGCGTACCCCTCCCGGCTTTACAGTCAAATCGTTCTCAATGCTGATGTTGATTATCTCTCCCCTACGGTCTGTGAAGTAACGAAAAACTCTGCAAGGCCGTTGCCCAGTACGTCTCCGATGAAAATGAAACCCTTCGAAGTCAACGTAGAATTGAAACCCTTCCGCGGCCGCCAGTCGTCGAACGAACTGCGCGTCGGTGAGGCGTGCCTGGGTAATGTGTGGATGGACCACCTGTGTATCTTCGATGTCGAGCGTCTCCCATCCATTTTCCCCTGCAATAACACGAACTACGTCGGATCTCTTCGCATTCTCGAATATTTGATTGTGCGTAACCCTGTTCATTAGGAGAGAAAGGGCCTTTGCCTCGATCTGCAGCTCGGTAAAACCAGTGACCTTTGTGATCACCAACTGGCGAGCAGCCGCCATACGCCCAGCGTACCCCCACGACACGTTCAGGCGGTTGCCTTTCTTCCAGACGGGATCGTCGAAATTCTTCAGGTTGTAGTTGTCAACACGCAGCTTGAGCGAATCAGCCTTCCGCTCGCTGTCTGTGTACTCGAAGGACAACACCCGAACAATATCCTCTTGCGCGGCACCCGCTGAGTAGTCCTCCATCGTGGTGGCTACCGGTATGCTCCGGCCACCCTCGTCAAGAACTGTTACCCAAAAATATGGGTACGCACGCAAACCAAGATTGCTCGGGAGTGTCAACCGAATTTCCTCCTCGAGAAGTTGAAGATTTCCTCTTCAAGCACGCGTCGGGACGGAACGACCATCACGGAACCTACCGTCAACTCAATCGTGGGATCGTGAATGCGCTGCGGCTGAAAATCAGCAATGACCCACCACAATCCAGCCGCACGAGGGTAAGGTCGGAAATACTTTCCAGCAAGCGAAAACAACGAATCCCCAGATTGAACAACATGAAATCTGTTGTCCGCCCGTTGCTGGAACGAAAACGGAATTCGATCCGTCAGCCACAATGTCTTCTCGCCACGGCTTCGTAGCTGTATCCCGTACGTAAACGAATGCCTAGAATATTGCCGAGGGGGCATCCATCACCTCACTGTCGTTTCATGAGGACGCGTTGACGCTGGCGGACTGTAGCGTTGCTGGGTATTTGCCCGCACGTCCGCGCTCAAAAGTCGGAAATCTCGAATTTCCTCGAAATTCACTGAAGCCTTGGCGATATAGGAACGACCCTGATAGTTGAATTGTGTATGTGTGAACTTCACTCCCGATACAACACACGTGCAGGAAATCATCTGCGGCCACACAAACAACACCCTCGGAGGACCGCTTCCTTCAATCGAATCCACCTCGCCCTGCGGGTAACAAAGCGAAAAAAGAAACAACCGGTCTCGTCTCAGATTCCCAGCAGCCATCTGTGCAGACCCATTCCACCAAAACTCAGCCGGAAGTAGTAGGTTGTTGGTGTTGTTGTACTGGAGAACCTGATGGCTGAGGCCTGGAACCGTCAAACGATTCCAGGATACCTGCACCTCCTCATCAAGAATTTCAGGATTGTGCGCAACATAGATTGTCTCAGCCGTCGCAACATTCGTCAGAGACATTCGTGTCGGACTATGCACGACCGATGGAGGTATCGTCACACGAACTGGAGCAACTCTTTCTCGAGGAGTGTACGTTCCTTGTACATGGTGAGGCGTATACGCGACGGCCATCGGATCATGTTGTGGCGGCATCCTTGTAGGCATTCTGTGTTACTCCTCACAATGCATAATTTCAAAATAAACCATTACGGAATACCGTGTTCAGACGGTGTAGGAACCATTGAGAATGAAGTTTCATTCTCGTTACGTCGCACTTGTTCGGTTAGCCTCGCAAGAGACTGCCCGTCTACACTAATGTTTGAATGCAAAATTATTGTTTGCGTCGGCAATTCGGCACGAGGCGATATTCTTGCCTTAGGAAGAGGCTCCGCAGCCGAAGGTGGCGGTAGTGTGTATCCAGTGTTACTACCAGTCCTTGCAGATCGCGAACGTTGCACAGCTTCTTCTGCTAGCAACGCTCGACCTGTTAAGGGAGAAGGTGGAGGTGTATGAAGGGGGGCCGGACTTGGTTCAGGGATGGATCCTACTTTGCGAGGACTCGGAGCCGATTCTGAACGTAGCAATCGCGCATATCTATCTAGCACCCACGATGTCTCACGCTGTGCAATTCCAACTGGAGACCATCGTTGAAGTCCAACATCTGGACTAAACATCCATTTTATTGCAGCTCCAATGGTTATCATCACAGAAAGCATTGAGGTAATCATTGCAAACAAGCGAAGCAAAGAGTTTACAGCCGGAAGAATGTCATTAGCCAAAGTCGCTCCAAATCCTTTAGCTTCTGTATTCGCACCTCGCATCGCTGGTCCGAGCCCTGCATAATGTAGCGCGCCCCCTAAATCTCGGAAACTCTGCGCAATAAGATCCCACGAAATTCTAAATTCTTCTGCATATCCGTGCGCCACAACCATGAAAGTTGTAAAGGTTAGAGACAACCATGCAACCTTATTGATAACACTCGCCAAAGCATTCCCAATCCACCGACCAATATTCTCACCAAATCGACGCCACCTTACAGCAGGAGCTTCTGCAGCGTCAGTAACGTCTGCTGTATAAAGCCCAAGCATTTCAAGAAGCGGTCGAAACGTATCCCGAAGACCGCCGATTGCATGCCCAACTCTCCGAAATGTGAACTCAAATCCATGCCTAATTCCATCCCACATCACCCGAAGACCTTGATATATGCGCCAAACCTTTGTGGCAAAATCACGAACTCCAAGATTCTCTTCGAGTCGAGAGGTTAGGCTCGTCTCCTCGGTCAAACCGCCAGTCGTAAACAACTCCTTCATCATTCGGAAGAACAGCCTGACATGCCGAATTAGCCGCGTAAAGTAGGTTCCTATTCCCCCAATGTTGAACTTTGCAGCAATCCCAATCCCAACTAGACCAGCTACAAGAATCCCAAATGCGGCAACAAGAGGAAACACAAGAATCGACAGCGCAGCAAACGTCGCCAGTACAGTTGTGAACATTGGAATTACCAGGGCAATTCCAAACACAGAAACCATGAACGCGCCCATCGCAATCGTCGCCACGGAAATTCCAATGAATAGTCCGGCCAGCACCTTGCGAGTTATTGGGGACAAGGAGTCAAACGCGAGTGCAATTGCCCCCAGAAGTTTCCAGACGACTTTCAGCCCTGGGGCGAGCACTTGGCCAAGCGACTCCCCAAAGACGTCTCGAAGCGTCCCGGCCGCAGCAACCAAACGATCACGTACCCCTATGAACGACTCCTCGACGATTCGCCGAAATACCTCTGCTGTCCCCCCTGCCTCGCGTTGCGCTTGAGCTAGATAGGCAACCGCCTCGGCATTCTGTACGACCTCTCCCGTCGGAAGAGTTATCCCTCGCTCTATCTGCCGTTTGATGCCCATGACCGCTGTCATGCCATACCGACCGACAAGGGCATTGGCTACCGCAGCACGCTCAGCCTCATTCGTGATGCCGTTCAACGCCGTCCCAAGATCCACAGCTATTTCCATGAAATCTCGGAATCGCCCCGTCGTCTCGTCGGTCAGACTGACTCCAAGTCGCTGCTTGACCTCCCCAGCACGCGTTGACAGATGGATGAGGGCGCTCGACACAGAGGCCGCCGCGACGGACGCAGCAACGCCTGTATTCCGAACCAGGCCTACAGCCGTAAGCATGGTCTCCAAACTCTGATGGGCCGCCCCAGCACCTCGGGACACGTTTCCTAACGCGATCTGCAATTCGTCGGCAGACAAAGCCGTCGTGTTGGAAATTGCCAGCAGACGATCGACGGCCCAACCAGCCTGATCGGCACTCAACCCAAACGAATTGAGAGCGGCCCCAACCGTTGCCGAAGCACGCTCGAGGTCAATCATCCCTCCAACTGCGAGATCAAGCGTAGCTGGCAAGGCAGCAATCGTCTCCCGAGCTGTGAGACCCAAGGCCGCCAATTCTCGTTCGGCCGTCGCTGCTTGAGCAGGAGAAAACCACGTTGTCGTGCCCGACACGAGTGTCGCCGCACGAAGCTGCACCATTTCTGCAGCAGTTGCCTGGCTGACTGCTCGCACCCTCGTGAGCTGCTGTTCCCACTCCCCCGCCACGTTTGCCGCCTGAAGCCCGGCACGCAAGCTCAGGATGCCGGCGGCCATTGTCGCAATGCCGGAAGTGACCCCCAGCATACCCGCCTGAAAAGCAACGCCTGATAGCCGAGCACGCAACGCAGCCCTGTCGAGCGAAACACCAACGCCTTGAATTACTCGGCTGGCCCGATCACGGGCAGTCAAAATAAAGCCTAGCGAAAAATTGTTGAGTGCCATGGCCCGTCGTTGCCTCTCTACTTTATCTATGCTACTTGCCCGAATTTATCCAGAAGATTGTCGTCTTTATGCGACAAGTGAATGGCGTTTTACTTGTGTTTGCTGAAAAAGGAATATACTGTAAGCTATGTTCACCGCAACGCGCATCCGCCTTTATCCAAACGCCACGCAGGAGAATGCCATGGTACGACAGTTTGGGTGTGTACGGTGGGCGTGGAACGACGCACTTGCGGAGACGCGGCGTTTGTATCAGGAGACAGGCAAAGGACTCGGATACGAATCCATGGCCGGTCGCCTTCCCATACTGAAACAAGAGCATGAGTGGCTCAAAGAGGCCAATGCGCAATCCTTGCAGCAGTCACTACGCAACCTTTCCAGGACGTTTGTAAACTTCTTTGAGCGGCGTGCAGGGTATCCACGATTCAAATCTAAATTTGGTTCGCAGTCGATCCAGTTCCCTCAGGGCGTCAAGGTCAACGAGAAGCGCGTCTTCTTACCCAAAGTAGGGTGGTTCAAGGCGGTCATCCATCGCCCTATCGTGGGCGAAATCAAGACGGTCACGGTGACGCGCGAGCCATGTGGCCACTACTACGCCTCGATTTTGGTGGATGATGGTCGACCAGTTCCAGCAGCGTCGTTTAATGGTCCAGTCCTTGGGATAGACGTGGGACTCATCGACTTCGCCGTGACGAGCGACAAGAATCATTTTGCAAATCCCAAACACTTAAAGCTGGCGGAAAAGAATCTGAAGCGCAAGCAACAGAAGCTCACGCGCAAGGTCAAGGGCTCCAGCGGGCGCGATAAAGCACGTCGATTGGTGGCGCGGGTGCACGAGCGAGTCAAAAATAGGCGCAAGGACTTTGTGCACAAGGTTTCGACACGGCTGGTTAACAAAAACCAAGTGATCGCCGTGGAAGACTTGAACGTCAAGGGTATGCTGTGCAATCATAGCTTGGCGAAGGCCATCGCAGACGTGGGGTGGGGCGTGTTCACGCAATTTCTGAAATACAAGACGGCCCGGGCAGGGAAGGGATTGATCAAGGTCAATCGTTTCTATCCCTCGTCCAAGGCATGCAATGCGTGCGGGTGCGTTCGGTACAATCTTGATCTGTCGGTACGATTTTGGACGTGTGGCGACTGTGGGGCCAGCCATGATCGTGATGAGAACGCGGCGCGCAACATCCGAGATGAGGCGCAACGCATGATATGGGCTGGGATCATCCCGGCCTCTGCCCCGGGGACCGGGGCGGCTGCCGCTGGAGGGAACGTGAGTCGGGGCCGAGGGCGGAAGTCCTCGATCACGCAGATCCCGGTGAAGGCGGAAGCTGTCGCATTCATGCGACAGTAGTTCACTTCACTCCAAGTGAAAAGGTAAGACGATGGCCCAGTCTTTCCCCACGAAGACAACAACGCCTCCACCGGAAAGATGGAGACCGGTTCCGGACTACGAAACACTCTACTCCGTTTCAAGCGATGGGCAGGTACGCCGCGAACTGACACGCACCAGCGGAAAACAGGGTACGCTGAAAACGGTCGGCCCAGACTCCGCCGGGTTCCAATGCGTCTGCCTCAGCCGTCCAAACGACAGAGGCCGGCAAATTGCGGTCCATCGATTGGTTTGGAAAGCATTTAGGGGACCAATCCCAATCAACAAAATCATTGTCCACATCGACGGCAACCGGCTCGACAACAGCCTTGCAAATCTCAAAGAGGTTCCCCGCGGATCGCTAGCTCGCCGGAATGTCCAAAACGCAAAAGCAAAAAATGAGAAGCTCGACGACAAAGACGTCGAAAACATTCGCCTTGACCGTGCAGGTGGACTCACAATTCGACAGCTCGCCACCAATTATGGAGTCTCAATTGTACACGCCAGAAATGTCGTTCTTGGGCGAGCGTGGAAAAATAGAGGTGGCCCGATAACACGGCCTCGCTACAGACCTAACGGTGTCGTGTAGCCCGTGCGATAGCATCAGACTCGAGCTGTCGTTGCTCAGTCAACCACTCTACCGCAGCGAACATCTCGCCCAAGCTCATGTCCAGAATATCCCTTCGGCAAAAAGAATATCCGGATCCGCCGTTTGGCATGTAACAAAGAACTCGAGTAAGCTGCCATAAATCCTCAGTTGAAAGAAACTGAAAACAACCGAACAAAGTCAGGTTTGCGTTTGACCTTGTGCCTGTTTGGCCCGCTGCCGCTTCCTCCTCAGCTTGGAGGGCGCGAACATGGCCTGCAAGTCCAAAGGGAGTTCAATCTCCCATTCGTACTGGCATCCCTGACAGAATACCTCGATGGATGTTTCTATCCCGCCGTCGATCTCATCGAAGGATGAAATCAAACTCTCAACATCTCCCATTGAGAGTTCTGCGAGAAACTTCGGGAGATCCCGCGCCTTCACGTTCTCCACCTCGAGCACGCGTGTCTGCAATGACGCCGTGACCAGATCGGTAGAATTCTCTCGAATTACCTTCAGAGCACGCAACTGATCGAGTCCGTCCATCAGGCGAAACCATACCTTCCGCCCATCTCTCAAAGCTGTCTCAAATTTGTTCGTACCCATCGCGACCGCATTTCGAGAGGCCGTTGGAAGCAAACGCATTGGAAGCTGCGAAAGCGGAACGTCCCATATGAATTTATTTGTGCACCCGGGGCATCGCAGATCCAGCTCGTAGGATTCTCCAAACGTCTCAACTCGAATCATCACAAGAAGGTACGTCTTGTCACACGACAGTACCCGATCCCAGTTGAGCTTGCCTTGCGAATCCAATGTGTATGGACCCGCATTCGTTGTTTCAACCCAGCAGGAATTCAAAATGCGGTCCGCTGCATGCCCTGCACGCAATTCTCGCGCGTTTCCAAGTACCCCAGCAGCCTCCGCTGCGAGGTACTTGATACGCCCTGAAAGTCCAGACGGACATTCGATGATGTCACTCATGAATTCGCCTTCCCCTTTATTCGTTAGGAGCCGACGATGAAACTATCATACGTTGATAGGTCGGGCAAGCTCAGGCAAGCTCGGGATAGTCGTAGGCAAGTACGAGCGTCTCGATCACATTCTCATCCGCGCCGTTGTCCCACGCACCGGCCACAAATCGCTTTGGCCAGGCATTATTCAATCGCCACGTCCGCAACGTATTGTTGTCACGGTCGAGCTGTTTGATTTCAACGGTGCGCTTGTAGTCCTCATCGACGAGACCCGCGTGCGCCGAGGCGTCTGCCATCGACAGGAACCAATTGTAGACGTCTTCGTCCTGTGTGGCCCCACGCTCAAGCGTGATGTCATCCACCGTCAGCCGTCCAGGAGCCTTGTTGGAAATCAACACGCCGCCTTCCCACTGCTCCACGACGGCGGCTTCCATGGCGACCTCAGAACACGTCTGAAACGCAGCACTTCCGAACCTATCAATATCCACCAGAAACTTGAATTTCTTGTGGAAACTTCGCGGACCTCCAATTATTTCGGCCATAGTCTGTTTTCCTCCTTACGCGGTCGCCGCCGCGAGTTCCTCTTCCAATGCCCTGGTATCCTGGGAGACGCGAATGATGATGAACTCCGCCGGCTTCTTCGTCGCAAGCCCTATGCGAATGTTCATCTTCATCGCAAACTGCTCAGAAGGAGGGTTGAGCCCCAAGCCGGTATCCACGAAGAAGCTCGCCGCAGGCGTCGTCCCGCGAAATGCCTTGTTGTTGAACTGCACCAGCAAAAACGCAGCGATCGTTCGGTTGACTCGCGCACGGCTCGTGTCCGTGTTGTCCCCATGGCGAGCAAATTGCGTTCCTCTCTTGATCGACTGCTCGATGTACGTCACGCCACGTCGCTCGGCGACCGTTGGGAAGTTGCTTGACGTCTTGAGGGCATAGACACCGTCGATATGCAGCGGAAGTCCGGGGGCCGTCGTGAGCGGATTGATGTGCTTCGGGTAGATGAGGTCCCTGCAGGTCTCCTGCTTGACGTCGTCATCCTCGAAGCCAACGACACCCCGAAGAATTCCACGCTCGATCCCAGCCGGTTGGTTGTATACGCCGCCAGGCTGAGACGCATCCGTACGCGCGTAAACGCCTGCGATGTGCCCCGAGGGTGGAACGATGATCGTGTCATCCAGCCCGAACAAATTCTTGTTCGGATTGATCACCTTGACTTGCGGCCAGTAAATCGCCGCGAATTCTGACAACTCGTAGAGTGCAGCCGTGGTGTCCACGTACGTGCAAATGTCCGTCTTGCTGTATCCGGCCGGCGGATCCAAGATGGCGAACACCTGCCCGTCACGAATTGTCTCGCAGTAGGTGATCATCGCGTTGTGCATGGTGGACCCTTGCATGTCGGGCACGGCCAACAGCGCAAGGTCCAACGACTGATCCAGCACACGCAACCCAGTCGGGCCGCCCACGTCACCGACGAAGTCAGCAGCGGTGATGTCGTCGATCCCGTCCAGGCCTCCGGCCAACGGACCATGATGAACCGTGACGGTTACCGCAGGACGACGTTGCGCCGTCGTCCCAACAGCATCCACGTCCTCGGCCGACACCAACTGAGACCCGGTCTTGGCGTGGTTCACGATGGTCTCGACATAGCGATCCGCTGTCGAATCCATCGTCAGGTTGGCGAAATTCTCCATCACCAACCCGCCATCCAACACCCTGAGATTGAACTCGCTGGCGACCCCGCTCGACGCGTTGGAAATTGCGACCGTAACGTCGTTCACGTACGTCCCGTCGTACTTCCCCCACATCTTCAACGTGCTCTGCGCCGCTCCGCTGGTGCCGGAATGCGTAGCGTTGTCAAAGCCGAGTTCGTCGTCTGAGGTTGAGGGCGCGGTCACCTGCACCGAGTAGGACGCCCCTGCCGAATTTCTGGTGATCTTGGCGTATCCACCGGAATTGGAAACAGTCACGCCTGCCACTGCCAACTCGACAACCGTCTTGACTTCGGCAATCGAAACAGCGTCAATCGCTGCCACGTTGCCCGTTCCAGCTACGCTGCCAGTCGAAAAGCCAAGGATCGCGTTTGCAGTTCCGCCCGTGATGTGCACAACGGATGCAGTCCCTCGGGTATCCGAGGTGATCGTGACCTTGGTGCCTCCGGAGGTCACCGTGGCGTGTGCACCGATGCACTTGGCGTTGATCACCGCAGCAACTTCTTCTGCGGTGGCCGCCCCGATGCTCACGAATTCCGACGTGAGGAATGCAATCGTCTGCTCGGCTGCTGCGTCAATGTGGAAAATCAGCGTGTAGCCGTTGACCAATGCATAATTCTCAGCCGTCGCGCACTGCACAGCCGCAGCCACCGCAGTGAAGGTCGCTGTCGTCCCTCCGGCGCCGTCGACCGCGACAATCAGCGTGTCGGAAGGCTCCAGATTGAACGGCGCCAGGGCGGTGCCGAGAACCGATCCGGCCGTTGCGGACGTAGCCGCGGTCGGAATCGTATATGAGCCCTTATCGCTGTGCTTTGAGCTGACCACCGAGGCGTCGGTGAAATGCACCGTCCGGACGAAATCGAGAACCTGCCCGCCATTCTGGAAGAAGCCTCGAACGGCGTGGCTAGCCTCGCCATTCAGAATGTCGCCTCCAAAGTAGGAGGCCCATTCCTCGAAGGAGAGCACTCGCTTCAATTCAGCGATGGGTCCGCGTTCGGTGATTCCAATCATGCCGAGCACGTTCGTGGGCACGCCCTGAATTTGGCGAATCCGTGGCTCTTCCTCAAGAATGATGGTTTTGGACGCAAGTAGTTCTTTTGCCATGGTGTCGCCTATTCAACCTTTCGCGTCTTGACGCCGTTTTTCTCGACCCGGACGCTTCCGTTCTTCGGCGGCTCTAGCACCGCATGAATCTCGTCGACCAGCATCAGGAGTCCCGCACGCACCAACCTGACCACGTCCGGCACCGCCGCGATGGCGTCCGGGAATCCTGACTTGGACGCCCCGGCCAACAAAGACAGCGTCCCCGAGCACGCCTTGCGCTGCTCGAGTCGGCCCACCTGTCCATTTCGCGGATTCAGCTCATTCGTACAGACGAGTTGTCGGGTGAAGCCCCAAGACCGCCGATGAAATTCTGGGTGATCCAGGGAAATCATGCACCGACGTCGCCCTACATTGACCAACGTCTTCATCTTCATCCTCCTGGGCTTGGGCCAACGTCGTAGCTCTCGCCCGTCTGATCCAGAGAAGTAACTATTTCGTCAATCATCTGGGTGACCTCGACGATACTCTCTCCGGTAAATCCAGCAAGCTCCTCCAGGTCGAACCCTCGAATAACGACACTACCAGAAAATGCTCGGATGTTTGAGACGCTCTCAAGCGACATCATGCTAAAGCTTCCACCAGCAACAAAATCAAACTCATACCGAACCTGGCCCAGGCTTGGATCGTCTTCGTCTCGATCCAGGTAAATGAACGGATTTCGATCTACAACCTGAGTTGCCAACGCCATCAGGTTGAGTAGCTCAACCTGAGAATCGCTCACGCCGACGACAGCAAATATCAAATCAACCGTATACGGAGCGGGGCGCAACACAATCTCCCCGCTCGGAAGCACGGTTGTGAGCATGCCGTTCAAACTGAAAAAGCGATCCTCTACCAACTCTGGGCCATTCAGCGCGATCCCAGGAAGCTCGGCAAGAAGTAGAGTATTCAGCCGGTCTCCGGTCTCGGCGTCGTATTCCGTATGGGTTCCAATGACGACGTTCGGAATTATTTGTTTCCGGAATTCTCGAATGAGCCTCCGAACCAACCGAGCCAATCCTGTCTCTGTCGCAAGCTGAACACGAGCATACGTGTAAGCGTCGGTCGCCGTGACAGATTCTCCGGGAATCAAAACTCCCTGATCATCCAAATTACGCACGACAACGTCGACTTTACCCTCCCCGTACGCATGGGAATCTATCTCTACCCCGGCAGTAAGGCTCTCCGCCGTCAGAACTCCAGCCGCTGTCAAGGTCAACGTCGATGGGGATACCGTCCCTAGGCGAAACGTTGCATTGTTATGTAGGCTTTTGTCTACATGAATGTACTGTCCAGGGCAAAACCCATCTGCTCGCCACGAACCAGCACTCCGAACAAGCGTATCAGGCACCGTGTGTGCAAAGGTTACAAGTGGATTTCCAACCATGCGAATGGTCGTGTCCGCAATTGGAGACGGAGGAGCCAGCACAAACAAACGATTTGACCGCAATACCCTGGCGCTCGAGCACGCCTCGCCCCCGAAGAGGACTTCCACTGTGGGGCCAAGATCGGGCGCAACCCCAGGAGCAGCCCAGTCTACTTCTCGAATGCGGAAATTATCCCCGTAAATATGCACACCAGAGCGACCTGTCGTCGGCCCTCGGCTAGGGGTGATGGTAAAAATGACGGGCGTCGCCATGTCGCTGCCAGTCTAACAAAGAAAACTCTCGAACCGCCACTCCAATCCATCCCAAAATGCGCAAGCTCCTAAGGAATCCCGAATTTTCCCCCCAGCTTCAACTGCAACGCGCCACAAATACGTCGGTCCAATCCAGGAAGCAACTGCTGAGCTGTCGGATGCATGAATGGCCTTTTCGGAATGAACGTTACCAAAACCCCACCTGGCTGAAAACTAGGCCTAGCCCCACTCATAGACGCACTTTTCCCAAAAACTTTAGCAAATGAAGCACGCATGAGACCGGCTTTGGATAAATTTCGCATTCGCCAAAAGAACCAACGAGCTTGCTTTGCGGTAATTGTCTGGATAATGATCCGTCCGTATTCATGTAATCGTGCGACTTTACCAGCGTCGGCGTCAACAACCCCTGCAAAAAACTCCATCTGTGCAAGGCGAAGCGCACGTATCGATCTAAGCAGCTTCCTCGTCTGAATTAGAACCTTTTTGCTGCGTTTGAACTCAACTGTGAGCGGCTTTAAAGGGGTAAAGGCCTTCCCACCAGGAGCCTGTCCTTCGATCCCGCGTCGTAAAAACTCAGCCCAAATGTCCGCCTCATCCTTGAGAGCCGCATGCATTGCTCTGCGTAGCTTTCCTCCACCTCGAAAACCTGCCAAGTAAGCCCTAGCTAAGGTCCACCCAGGAGAAAGCTGCACATGAAACGATGTAAGAGGAGTTCCCGCTGGAGAGCTAGCAGACTGAATCGTCATTGCACAACCGACAACGTTCTAGCTTCAAACGATAGTCGCAATAAATTACGAGTCCCACTTAGCCCATCCAGGCGCGGCTGCACCTCCACACAAAAAAGACCTGGAGGGTTTGAAATCGTTTGAATCAACGTACCGTTTTTGTTGTAGACGGCGGCCAGCCGATCGCTCAGCCGAAACGGAGTGGATCCGTCCGCTGAAACCATCCCCCGTTGCTCAAGCTCTTTGAAATGCACGTAGCATCGAAGGCGCCCCGACGGAGAGTTTCCCGTCGCCATCATCGAAACCAAATCGAACGTGTCGTCCTCAAACTGAGCGAAAACTCGGACCAGCATCTCAACACGTCGTACCACGCCACGACTCGAGGCCCCTTCCTCTTCCGGAGGAACGATCACTGGTTCCCGGAAATCGTCGTCGTACCCTCGCGTCAGCAGACCCGCCCCATCTGGATCCGCCGCAGTCGCGTCGGTGTCGAGCTGTGCTATCTCAATCTGCACTGGGAAAATGAGTCGGCCTCTCATTGTCACACCGCCCGAATCTGCGAAGGCCTTCGATACCTAGCGAGGATCGT